ATCAGTTGATACTAGCGCAACTGTCAGTTTCGTAATAACTGACGTAAACGGGGGTGGACCTTATAGTGGAGATTTAACAGACCATCATTTTATATATGGTTTACAAGCAGAATCACACGCTACAAGACAATACGCAACTTCATACATTCCTACAAGTGGTTCAACAGTAACAAGAGCAGCAGATTCAGCATTAGATGCAGGAAGTAGTGATTTAATAAGTTCAACAGAAGGGGTATTATATTTTGAAGCTGCAGCTTTAAATTCAATAAATGAGTTTGGATCTATTTCTTTATCCAATGGAGGTACAACTGAAAGGATTAGGTTTCTGTTAAATAATAATGAAAACATTATATCAATTCAAGCAGATACAGGAGGTGGTGGTGTGTTTTTTAGAAGTTATACATTAAGCGATATTACTGCTTTTAATAAAATAGCTATAAAATACAAGCAAGATGATTACGCTATTTGGATTAACGGTGTTGAAGAACATACTATTACCTCTGGAGCAGTTCCAACTTTAAACAAACTTAATTTTAGTAACGGTGGGCTATATAATACTTTTAATGGAAAAGTCAAATGCGTAGCAGTATTCAAAGAAGCATTAACAGATGCAGAATTAACCGCTTTAACATCATAATTATGGGACTACATATAGGAAAATATAGATTTGGTTACGGAAGAGAGCAAGCTGAATCTAAAATAGAAGGTTTAGGAATAGCACAAGATGAAAACGGTAACAACTATCCAACACATAAACATACTATAACAAAACTTGGTTATGAGGTTTTAGAAGAAGCAGTTTATGATGGAGAAGAAGTAATATCTGAAACAGTATTCGGAGAAGGTTTTTTAGTAGATGTACTTTGGAGAGATTTAGAAGAAGATGAAGACGGTTCAGTGGATCATCCATATGGTTGGAAAACTTTTGAAGTTGATATAAACAGTGAAGGAATACACGGATTTTTAGGTCTTAAATATCAAGATTTAAAATTCTAATAAGTAATTAACGATAATACGTAATTAATAATACAAGTAATAACAATTAAATCAAATAAAATGAGTAAAACTTTAAAAAAAGAAGAACTAGCTAAATTACAAGAAGCAGTTACTAAAGTAAATCAAATTAAAAACGAGATAGGTAATATCGAAATTCAAAAACACGAGCTACTGCATCTAACAGTGGATGCCAATAACTCATTAGCTGAAATCCAAAAAGAATTAGAGGAAGCTTATGGAAAAGTTAAAGTGGATATTACTACTGGTGAAATAACAGAAGGAGAGTCTAATGATTAGAAAAATAAGTATTGGACGCGACTATAAAACCGACGCCATGCACTACTCTGTTGGACAAGAGGTTTACGGAGGTCACATTATAAGAAATATAATAGAAGAAGATGATAAGTTTTCTATATACATTGAAAAAGGTAATGAGTTGATGCCTTGGAAAGACTTCAATAAAAACATGGCTGTAGCTGTTGAATACAATTTAGAATATTAATGAAAGCTTTATATAATTTTATCGTAAAACCTGTTGGTGAAAGATATAATAATGTAAAAAAAATTGACGGCAATACTCTTTTATTAAACACTGAACTACAAAACCATAACTACTCAAATAGAATTGCTAAAGTAATAGCAGTTCCTTCTGCGATAAAAACAGACATAAAAGTGGGAGATGAAATTATAGTTCATCACAATGTATTTCGTAGATTTAAAGATATAAGAGGTGTTGAAAAAAATAGTAAGTCATACTACGAGGATGGCGTTTATTTTGTAAATGAAGATCAAGTATTTGCTTATAAAAGAAACGAAGACTGGCATAGCTGTAAAGGGTTTAATTTTGTTAAGCCTATAAAAGAAACTAAAGTTTTTTCAATGGACTCAGAAAAACCAGCTATCGGTATATTATATTTTAAAGACCCAAGTCTTAAAGATTTAGACAAAGGTAATTTAGTAGGGTTTAGACCCGGGGCAGAATATGAGTTTGTTATTGGAAAAAACAGACTTTATAGAGTACCCACTAATTCAATCACAATTAAATATGAATATAAAGGAAACGAAGAGGAGTATAATCCAAGCTGGACATAAAGCAGTCGAGGAGTTAATTAAAGTAGCTAAAGAGGCTATTGTTGACTCTGAAGATGATTTAACTGCTGATAAACTTAAAAACGCTGCGGCTACTAAAAAACTAGCTATATTTGATGCTTTTGAAATCTTAAATAGAATAAAAGAAGAAGAGGATATGCTTGACAACAAACCCAAAGAAGAGGATGTGAAAAAAGCTTTTAAAGGGTTTGCAGAAAAAAGATCTAAGTAATGTACGTTCAAACTTTATATAGTATTGTAACTCCTATAAGGAAAAACACTATATCTAGAATGAATAAATCTAGAAAGTGGAAGTACGGTTATGATAAAGAACACGATATTGTTGTCATTAGCAAAACAGGTCAAATAGGTGAAATATATAACATACAAAACCTAAAGATTGCTTTACCTAAAGCGCCTGCTAAAATAGACAAAACTAATAACAAGTGGAAAGTTGAAGAATATCCTAAAGAACTAAAATCAATAACTAGTATATTTGATTGGAGAGAATATCCTGAAGATTTTCAAAATAAATGGGAGGGGTATATAGATGAACAATTTAAAAGAAGAGAAGAAGGTCATTGGTTCAATAACAAGAACGTGGCTACTTACATCACTGGTACTCATTTTATGTACCTGCAATGGTCTAAGATTGACGTTGGGAACGCAGACTTTAGGGAAGCGAACAGATTATTCTATATATTCTGGGAAGCTTGTAAAGCAGACAGTAGATGTTACGGAATGTCTTACCTTAAAAACAGACGTTCTGGATTTTCATTCATGGCATCAGGAGAAACAGTTAATATGGCAACCATCTCAAGTGACGCTAGATTTGGAATACTATCAAAGTCTGGATCGGATGCAAAGAAAATGTTTACCGATAAAGTTGTACCAATCTCAGTTAACTACCCATTTTTCTTCAAACCTATACAAGACGGTATGGATAGACCAAAAACCGAACTTGCATATAGGATACCGGCATCTAGGCTTACGAGAAAATCGATACAAGCTAAAAAAAGCACAGAGGTATTAGAAGGGCTAGATACAACTATTGACTGGAAAAATACGGGAGATAATTCTTATGATGGTGAAAAGCTTAGACTATTAGTACATGATGAGAGTGGTAAATGGGAAAGGCCTGATAACATATTAAATAACTGGAGAGTTACCAAAACATGTTTAAGACTAGGTTCTAGAATTATAGGTAAGTGTATGATGGGTTCAACATCAAATGCTTTGGACAAAGGAGGTTCTAATTTTAAAAAACTATATAACAACTCAAACGTTTCAAAAAGAAATAAAAACGGTCAAACTGCATCAGGTTTATATTCTTTATTTATCCCAATGGAATGGAATTACGAAGGGTTTATTGATGAATATGGATACCCTGTTTTTAATACTCCTAAAGAAATAACAACGGGGCCATTAGGCGACATTATAGACGTTGGAGTTATACAGCACTGGGATAATGAAGCGGAAGGATTAAAAGGTGACCAGGACGCTTTAAATGAATTCTACAGGCAATTCCCACGCACAGAAGAACACGCATTTAGGGATGAAGCTAAAAACAGTATATTTAATTTAGCAAAAATATATGAACAAATAGATTACAACGAAGATTTAGGTAATACGAATGTATTAACAACTGGTAGTTTTCAATGGGCTAACGGAATAAAAGATTCAACAGTTATATATACTCCTAATCCTAACGGTAGATTTAAAGTTTCTTGGGTACCTAGTACAGCTTTGCAAAATAGACAAATTGTTAATAAAGGTTTAAAGAGCCCAGGTAATGAGCATATGGGAGCTTTCGGTTGTGATAGCTACGATATATCAGGTACAACAGATGGTCACGGTTCAAAAGGAGCTTTGCACGGTTTAACTAAATTTAGTATGGAGGATGCTCCTGCTAATACATTTTTTTTAGAATATATTGCTAGACCCCAAACTGCTGAAATATTTTTTGAAGATGTACTAATGGCATGTATATTTTACGGTATGCCTATATTGGCAGAAAACAACAAGCCTAGATTATTATATTATTTTAAAAGAAGAGGTTATAGAGGGTATTCAATGAATAGACCTGATAAGATATGGAATAAATTATCGGTTACAGAAAAAGAAATAGGAGGAATGCCTAACTCAAGTGAAGACATAAAACAAGCTCACGCTGCAGCTATAGAAACATATATAGATAAGCATGTTGGTTTGCAAGAGGATGGTCAGTATGGTGCAATGTATTTTAACACCACCTTGAATGATTGGGCTGGTTTTGATATAAACAAAAGAACAAAGTTTGATGCTGCTATAAGTTCAGGGTTAGCTATAATGGCTTGTAATAGACATTTATATCACCCAAGACCTAATGTAGAAAAAAATAAAATAAGTTTAAAAATAGCTAAATACACTAATTCTGGTGGATTTTCAAAATTAATAGAAAAATAAAAATATGGCTGAGTCAGTTATAACAAGTTATTTTCCAAGTCAAATAGCTAGTGATCAAGAAAAGCAATCACTAGAATACGGAACAACAGTCGGTAGAGCTATCGAAAGAGAATGGTTTAATAATGATAATGGCAATAGCCGTTTTAAAAGCAACCAAGTATCTTTTCATAATCTAAGACTGTATGCTAGAGGAGAACAAAGCATTCAAAAATACAAAGATGAGTTATCTATAAATGGTGATTTATCTTATTTAAACTTAGACTGGAAACCAGTACCTATTATACCTAAATTCGTAGATATAGTTGTTAATGGTATTTCAGATAGACAATTTGATATAAAAGCATACTCGCAGGATCCTTATGGAGTAAACAAAAGGACTAAGTATATGGAGTCTCTTATTAGAGATATGCAGACTAAAGAGTTAAATGAATTCGCAGAAGCTGAGTTTGGAGTTAATCTATTTGAAAACGATCCAGAAACATTACCAAAAAACAAAGAAGAATTAGATGTGCATATGCAGCTTAGCTACAAGCAACAAGTTGAGTTAGCTGAAGAACAAGCTTTAAATGTATTGTTAGATGGTAATAAGTATGATCTTATAAAGAGAAGGAGTAATTACGATATAACCACAATAGGTATAGGTGCAGTAAAAAATACTTTTACAAAAGCAGAAGGAGCTAAGGTAGAATATGTAGATCCAGTTAATCTAGTTTGGTCATATACTGATTCACCTTATTTTGACGATATATATTACGTAGGAGAAGTTAAGTCTGTTCACTTAAATGAACTTAAAAAAGAATTCCCTTGGTTAACAAATGATGATTTAAAAGAAATCGCAAGCCAGTCTGTAAGTAATAGCGGTTTTTATAATAGAACTATAAACAACAATGACGAAGACGATTCTAATACTATTCAAGTATTATACTTTAATTACAAAACTTTCACAAACGAAGTATACAAAGTAAAAGAAACAGCTACTGGAGCTTCTAAGATAATACCTAAAACAGATGAGTTTAATCCTCCTGAAGAAATGTACGAGGAATATGGTATATCAAAATTATCTCAGTCGTTAGAAGTATTATATGAAGGGGTAAAGATTGTAGGTGGCAAAATGCTTAAATGGGAGATGGCTAAAAATATGATACGCCCTAAAAGCGATTATACTAAAACCAAAATGAATTATAGTATTGTTGCACCTAGAATGTATAAAGGCAGAATAGAGAGCATTGTTTCGCGTATAACAGGTTTTGCTGATATGATTCAGTTAACACATTTAAAATTACAGCAGGTAATGTCTAGAATGGTTCCTGATGGAGTATATCTTGACGCAGATGGTTTAGCTGAAGTTGATTTAGGTAATGGTACAAATTACAATCCACAAGAAGCATTAAATATGTTTTTTCAAACAGGTTCTGTAATTGGTAGATCGTTTACACAAGATGGAGATATGAATCCAGGAAAAGTACCTATTCAAGAAATATCAACTGGCTCAGGTGGTGGGAAAATGCAAAGTCTTATAGGTAACTATAATTACTACATGCAAATGATCCGTGATGTAACCGGGCTTAATGAAGCCAGAGATGGAAGCACTCCGGATTCTAGAGCATTAGTTGGTGTTCAAAAAATAGCTGCAGCAAATTCTAATGTAGCTACAAGGCATATATTAGATGGTAGTTTGTTTTTAACAGCCGATTTATGCGAAGGTTTATCTTTAAGAATTTCAGATATAATAGAATACTCTCCAACTAAAGAAGCTTTTATTCACAAAATAGGTAATCAAAACGTTGCTGTATTAGAAGAGATGAAGAATCTTCACTTGTATGACTTTGGTATTTTTATAGAACTACAGCCAGATGAAGAGCAAAAAGCTGTTTTAGAAAACAACATACAAGCAGCTGTTCAAAGTGGGCTTATTGATTTATCTGACGCAATTGATCTTAGAGAGATTAAAAACTTAAAACTAGCTAATCAATTACTGAAAATAAGAAGAGTAGAAAAACAAAAGCGTGATCAAGAAATTCAACAAGAAAATATAAAAGCTCAATCCGACGCTAACGCTCAAGCTCAACAAGTAGCAGCTCAAGCTGAGGTTCAAAAAAATCAAGCTATTACACAACAAAAAATAGAATTAGAAAATGTTAAAGCTGGTATTGCTGATCAAAAACTAATGAAAGAAGCTACATTAAAGAAAGAGCTTATGCAATTAGAATTTGAAATGAATATGCAATTAAAAGGCATAGAAGTCAACAATCGTAAGACAGAAGTAACAGATAAAGAAGACAGAAAAGACGAAAGAACTAAATTACAAGCAACACAACAAAGCGAATTAATAGATCAAAGACAAAACAGTTTACCGCCTAAAAACTTTGAATCCTCAGGAAACGATATACTTAGCGGTGATTTCGGCTTAGGTTCCTTCGACCCTAAGTAATAATAATAGTAACAATTATATAATATTTTATCATGGAAGAACAATTAGAACAAGCTAGTCCTGAAGTGGAAGTAGCTAAAACAGAGGATGCTAATCCTATGTCATTCGAAGATGGTGTTATTAAAGTTAATTTAAGCGACCTTAATAAACCTCAAGAAGAAAGTGTTCCAGAACCAGAAACAGTAGTAAATGAATCAACTGAAACTGAAGAAGTAACTGAAACACCAGAAGCGCCGACTCAAGAATTACCCCAAGAACCAGAATCTTATATTGAAGAAATAACAGATGAAGAGGTTCAAGAGGTTACGGAGCAGCTAGCAGAAGATGTAGTGGAAGCTGTAGCGGAAGCAAAAGAATCGGGAGTTGAACTACCTGACAATATTCAAAAAGTTGTCGAGTTCATGAATGACACAGGCGGAAGTTTAGAAGATTACGTAAAATTAAATACAGATTACTCTTCTTTAAACGAGAACCAATTGCTTAGAGAGTATTACGAAAGTACAAGACCTCATTTAGATAAAGAGGATATTGATTTCTTAATGGAAGATAACTTTTCATTTGATGAGGACATAGATGAAGAAAGAGATATACGTAGAAAGAAAATAAGTAAAAGAGAAGAGCTTTCAAAAGCTAAAAATCACCTAGATGGATTAAAGACTAGGTATTACGACGAAATAAAAGCTGGATCTAAATTAAATCCAGAACAAGCAAAAGCGGTAGAATTCTTCAACCGTTATACACAAGAAAATGAAGAAGCAACTAAAATAGCTGAAAGTCAGGTATCTACATTTAAGAACAAAACAGAGAGTCTGTTTTCTAATGATTTCAAAGGTTTTGATTTCAACGTTGGAGAAAAGAAATTCCGTTTTAAAGTAAACAATGCAGATCAGGTAAAAGACACCCAAAGCGACATCAATAATTTGGTCAAGAAGTTCTTGAACGATAAAAATGAAATGAGCGACGCAGCAGGTTATCACAAGTCTTTATTTACAGCTATGAATGCAGATAAAATTGCTAATCACTTTTATGAGCAAGGAAAATCCGATGCTATGAAGTCCAGTATGCAAAAGGCAAAGAATATTGACATGAATCCTCGAGGAGCCCATGAAAATGTTAAGCCGCCTAATGGCTGGACAGTGAAGTCAATTAAGTCTGGTAGTTCTTCTAAATTTGGAATAAAAACTAGAAAATAAAACTTAAAAATTTAAAATTATGGCATTCACAGGAAGTGCAGGAGCATTAGCACATTTGACTCCAAGACCAACACAAACATTATTTAACGACAACTATCTCTCTTTAGCAGAGATGAACTTTACACAACAGTTCTTACCAGAAGTATATGAAAAAGAAGTAGAAAGATACGGAAACCGTACTATCTCTGGATTCTTACGTATGGTAGGTGCTGAAATGCCTATGGCATCCGATCAAGTAGTTTGGTCTGAGCAAGGTAGATTACATATTGCTTATGATGACGTAACCGTTGCAAGCGCAACTTCTATTACTATCCCAGCAGCATCAGGCGCTTCAAAAAATCTTATCGGAGCAGGTGCTACTATCGTAATAGCTAACGCAGCAGGAACAACTGTTGAAAAAGCATATGTAAAAGCCGTAGCTACAGCGGGAAGTGGAGTTGCTACTCTTACTATCGCTGGTTACGCAGGAGCTATTACTGTTACTGGAACTGGTAACGTAAAAGTATTTGTATACGGATCTGAGTACGCAAAAGGAACTAGTAACGCTGGAACTTCAGTAGATGCTGCTTTTGAGCAATTTAGCAATCAACCAATTATACTTAGAGATAAGTATAACGTTAGTGGTTCTGATACTGCTCAAATTGGATGGGTTGAAGTTACTACTGAAGCTGGAACTTCTGGATACTTATGGTACTTAAAATCTGAGCACGAAGCTAGAATTCGTTTTGAAGACCAATTAGAAATGTCTATGATTGAAGCTGAAAAATCATCAGCAGGAATTACTGTAGACAATACTAACAACAACTTCGGAGGAGGAAGCACTATAAAAGGTTCTGACGGTTTATTCGCGGCTCTTGAAAATAGAGGCCTTGTTTACGCTTCAGCATCTTTCGCTGGGCCAGACGGATTAACGGACTTCGATGCTATCTTACAAGAACTTGACAAGCAAGGAGCTATTGAAGAAAACATGATGTTTTTAGATAGAGCTTCTTCTTTGGAAATCGACAACATGCTAGCTGCTCAAAATTCTTACGGAGCTAATGGAACATCTTACGGTGTATTTGACAACTCTGAAGATATGGCTTTAAACTTAGGTTTCTCAGGATTCCGAAGAGGTTCTTATGACTTCTACAAAACTGACTGGAAATACTTAAACGACTCTACTACTCGTGGATTAGTTGGAGATATTGAAGGTGTTGTTGTACCAGCTGGAACTTCTACAGTTTACGATCAGCAATTAGGTAAAAACATTTCAAGACCATTCTTACACGTACGTTATAGAGCTTCTGAAGCTGATGACAGAAAAATGAAATCTTGGATTACTGGATCTGTTGGTGGAAACTATACAAGCGACGAAGATGCAATGAATGTACACTTCTTATCTGAAAGATGTTTATGTGTACAAGGTGCTAACAACTTTGTATTATTGAAAAAAGCGTAGAGCTAAATTAATGTAATTTTTACCCTCGTTAAATCTACGGGGGTAATTATTACTCTTATTAAACTATTAAATTATATTATATCATGGCTAAACAAGCTACAGCTAAGAAAGTTGAGGTTGCTCCTCAGCAATCAGTTAAACCTACTGTAAAAGCACCTAATAAATCAGTATTTGAATTTAAAAATAGAACGTATTATATAGCTACAGGTAAATCTCCTTTAGTTTACGCGCTTAATTCAAGACATTCTTCAAGAAAACCTTTATTGTATTTTGACAAAGAATCTGGCTACCAAAGAGAATTAAGGTATGCTACTAATCAAAAATCTCCATTTACAGACGAACAAAAAGGAGAAAGTACTTTAGGTAGAATTGTTTTTAGAAATGGTACATTAACAGTAAAAAAAGAGGATGTTAATCTTCAAAAATTATTATCTTTATATCACCCATTAAAAGATAAGATATATAAAGAGCTTGATAAAGAAGCTGAATCTGTTAATGAATTAGATTGGATTGAATTAGAATTAGAAGCTCTTACAGCAGCTAAAAGCATTGATGTAGAACATGCTGAAGCTATACTGAGATCTGAGTTTGGAGAAGAAGTTACAAGACTATCTTCTAATGAACTAAGAAGAGATTTAATGATATTTGCAAAAAGAAATCCAGTTTTATTTTTAGACTTAGCTAATGATGATCATATTCAACTAAGAAATACAGGAGCGAAAGCTGTTGAAGCTGGAATTTTAAACTTATCATCAGACCAACGTACATTTACTTACGGTACTGGAGGTAGAAAATTAATGACAGTTCCTTTTGATGAACATCCTTATTCTGCATTAGCATCTTTTTTCAAGACTGATGATGGAATGGAAGTTTACAAAACAATTTTAAAAAGACTTTAACAAAGTCACTATATAGTAGTTAGGCTGCTTTAATAGTGGCCTAATTATTATAAATAAACAAAAAAATAAATTATGGCTGTAAGCGTAGATGCTGTTTATCAGAAAGTATTAGCAATACTAAACAAAGAACAAAGAGGCTATGTAACTCCTCAAGAGTTTAACCTATTTGCTAATCAGGCACAAAGTGATCTTTTTGAGCAATACTTTTATGACATAAATCAATTCGGTAGAGTACCTGGAAATAGTACAGAGTATTCAGATATGCTAACTCTGCTTAATGAAAAAATAAATATTTTTGAAAACACATTAGCGCCAACTAGACTTGGATTATACTTTATACCACCTAGTGATCTATATAAATTAGGTTCGGTGGTTTACAAAAATACAACAACCGATTCTTTCGGTACTTCTTCAACAGAGAGCGTCGAAGCTGAGCGTATAAATGCAAATGAATTTTTGTATATAAACGCATCGCCTTTGACTAAACCAAAAAACGTTAGACCTGTATTTGTATCTAATTCAAGTGGAATTAGAGTATACGGAGATGGAGAAGTTACTGCTGTAGCTAAAATAGAAATACAATACATAAAAAAACCTGTTAAAGTTGAATGGAATTATCAAATGGTATTTGGTGAAGCGCTGTATAACTCATCATCTTCTGTGGATTTTGAATTACACCCATCAGAGGAAGTGGAGCTCGTTATTAAAATACTGGAATTATCAGGTATATTAATAAAAGATCTTAACCTATATCAGGTAATGAACCAAGAAGAGCAGGAAACTATTCAACAAGAAAAAGCATAATATATGGGTTTAATAAATAAAACAGATGAACAATACTATTTAGGACCGGATGGTGTTTGGGATAGTGGAGATGAAAACTATGGTAATTATCAATTTACTAGCATAAAAGATATAATAAATAACTTTATAATATCTTATACAGGTGAAGAAAAAATTATAAGCAAAGTTAAAAGATCTGATGTAGCTTTTCATGCTCAGCGAGGGATTCAAGAATTTAGTTTTGATATTTTACCATCTATTAAAGCTCAAGAAATAGAAATAGGTGCTAGTTTAAATTTTGTATTGCCTAAAGACTACGTGAATTACGTAAAATTCACTTGGATGGATGAAAAAGGTGTTGAAAGAATTATATACCCAGCATACAAAACTAGCAATCCACCTAGTATAGTTCAAGACGGAGTAGCTGAATATCTTTTCGATCAGCAAAACGGCGAGGTACTGTTGGCTGAAGAGTCAGAAACGCTAAAAAAGTTTCAATCAAACTCTACCACTAAGCAACAAGACTTAAACTCTATAAGTAATTCAGATGCGTTATCTTTAAACAATTTTGGCAGAAGGTATGGTATAACACCTGAAAACGCACAGTCTAATGGTGTGTTTTTTATAGATCACTTAAAAGGTATTGCTTTTTTCGACTCTTCTTTTGTAGGTAAAATTGTTACACTTAAATATATTTCAGATGGCCTTGGGACAGACGAAGAAATGACTGTTCACAAATTCGCAGAAGAAGCATTGTACAAATACATTGCTTACGCTATTTTATCTACTAGGTCAAATACACCTGAGTACGTAGTATCAAGACTTAAAAAAGAAAGAGCAGCAGCGAAAAGAAATTCAAAAATAAGATTAGCTAATATTAAGATAGAGGAAATCGCTCAAGTAATGCGAAATAAATCTAAGATTATAAAACACTAGCATATGCCAGAGATTGTACACACGTTTACCGGAGGTAAAATGAACAAAGACCTTGATGAAAGGTTAGTTCCCAACGGCTTATATAGAGATGCTTTGAACATAAACGTATCTGTTTCTGAAGGTAGTGATTCAGGTGCTGTAGAAAACATAAAAGGTAATTTAGAGCTAAAAAATAAAGCTTTAAATGCTTCCACTAATGTATACACAGAGTGGAGCTCAGGCTATATAAACAACGCTTTAACAAATCCTGTTTGTATTGGATCTATAACAGATAGTGTTAATGAAAAAATATACTGGTTTATAGCTTCCGACAGCATTAGTGCTATTGCATCGTATGATAAAAATACAGATATAATTACACCTATATTAGTAGATAGCCAAAACATATTAAAGTTTTCTAAAGATTATTTGATTACAGGTATAAATATAATAGAAGATTTACTTTTCTGGACAGACAACAAGGAAGAGCCGAAAAAAATAAACTTAAAAGAATGGGGAAATTCTACAACAAATTTCGCAACTCACTCGCAAATATACGGTAGAAACTTTATTGAAAGAGATATAGTAGTTATAAAACCAGCGCCTTTAAAGCAACCTTTATTAACATTAAGTAAAAACTTAGGTACAGGTAACACTAGCACCACAACTGCACATGATTTTACCACTGGTGGCACCGCTGGAGCTCTCAACTCATCACCTGAAGTCGGTTCTGTTGTTTCAATAAATTTAGGTTCATCTATAAGTGTAGATGCAGGAGATACTCTTAATTTCACGTGCGGTTCCCCTAGCTCTGAAGGTTTCCTTCCTGTTGATTCTGACGGAGAAGCTGATGTATATATTTTTAGCATAAGTGTAAACTCTTTAACATTAGGTGGCACTGTACTTAACGGTACTATTCAAAGCGGTACAACTGAATTAATAAAAGGAACGTTTACATATAATATAGAGCTCGCTGGTACAAGAACTATTTTTGAGCTAAAACTCCCTAGATTTGGCTATAGATATAAATATAAAGACAATCAATACTCGCCTTTTTCTCCTTTTTCAGAGATAGCTTTTTTACCTAATAACTTTGAGTACAATGCTAAAAGTGGTTGGAATAAAGGTATGACAAACGGTGTAAAAAGAATTATATTAGGTGGATTTGATTCCCCTTTGCCTGCGGATGTAATAGAACTAGATATATTATACAAGGAAGATAGTAATCCTGCTGTGTATAAAGTAGAAAGTCTATTACCTGAAGATTTAAGTGTAAACTATGTAGATCATAAAATAACAAACAACGACTCTAGCTCTGTTAATTTTACTTTCAACAATACAAAAGGAACTCAACAGTCTGTAACTGTTCTATCATTGCAAACTATAAATGTTATAGCAGAAGATGGAACTTTAAGTCCGTCTTCTGCTACAAATGTTGTAATAGAAAATACTTCTTTAGGTACAGTTTTTGAGGTTATAAGTGAACTAATATACTCTCTAGTACCAGCTAATCAAATAATTAGACCATGGGATAATGTACCTAGAAAAGCTCAATCTCAAGAAGCTATATCTAATAGGATAATATATGGTAATTACTTACAAAATTATAACGTATCTTCTTATATACAATTTGATCCAGCAAATACATTAGTTAGTCAAACACCTATAATTACTATCGGTGGGCCATCTAAGTCTATAAAAGCCATTAGAACATACCAATTAGGTATTGTATACAGAGATAAATACGGTCGTGAAACCCCTGTTTTTACAGACCCTTCTGGTGTAATAGATATTACAAATGACTTTTCACATTCTAGCAATGCTATAAAGGCTAAAATATCTTCACTGAGCCCTAAGAATCTTGACGGTTCTGAAATGTTTGATACTTTTAAGTTTTTCATAAAAGATCCTTCTGCTGAATACTACAACGTGGTTGCTGATCGTTTATATGAATCCGAAGACGGTGAGAGTGTGTGGATTTCTATACCCTCTGCTGAAACTAACAAAATTAAAGAAGGCGATTTTTTAATACTAAAAAAGCAAAACGATTCTGATGCAGCTGTAAATAATTATCCTGAAAATAAATTTAAAGTTTTAACAAAAAAATCAGAAGCCCCTAGCGAATTAATTAAAAATAGGCAAGTAGTTTCTACTAAACTTTATTCTTTTGATCAATCTTTTGGATCAGGGGATGTTCAAACGACTAAACTAGCTGGATCTACACCTGTGCCTGGTTATAACGTATTTTTAATAGACAGTGAGGGAGGCGATGGAACCGGTGGTGTTTCAGATGAAACTTTTGAATACTGGAAAGCTGGCAATTATGTTAGGTTTTTAGACGCTGCGCATGAAAGTCAATATTATGAAATAAAAAGTATTGATACAGACCCTGATGGATCTTTAGAATTAAGAGTTATTATAGACAGACCTTTTACTACTGATATAAATTTTTTATATACTGATCCAGAAAGCCCAACCTCTCCTTTGTTTACATTTGATGAGAATAGAATAGAAATAGCTAAAGATATAGCTACTTTAGGTAAAGGACAATACGAAGGTAGATTTTTTATAAGATTAGAAAAGTCAAATAATTTAATGGCTAATTTTTCACCTAATCAAGAATTTATACCCGCTATCACAACTATAGTTGGTGTTGGTTATGATAATGATCGTTACACGATATATTCAGGTGGGGGTGGTGCGTTGCAAAATGCTGCAGGAACTCAAATAGGTAGCGCTACTAGATTAAACTATAATACTATCAAATTTTTAGGTGGGTTAGGCAGTGGGTTTAGCCACAGAACAAACGAAGAAGGGGGTCTTCGTAGAAATGATTTTAGCACTATTCCTGAAGGGCTTGACTCAGGAGAACCTTGGGATTTTGTTTTTGAAAAAAAAGAAACAAGCCGAGGGGCTGCTGATTTTGGCAATGGATATAGGGTAGGTGCTAAAATTAGGTTTTCTACTCACGATACAATATACGAAATAATGTATATCCATGAATATCTCCAAGAGCAAAAAACTAATTTTACAAGATATTACACTAGATTAGATAAGCCTTTAGAAGCTTCTATATCTCCTTATCAAATAGCTTATGCTGCAGGAAGCGGTGGAGCCAACCCTGTGTTTGTAAATGGAAAACAAATTTTTCCAGGAGGAGGGGCTCGGGTGGGTGTTACTATTGACATATTAAAACAAGTTGATAACGGTGAAATATCATCATCAAGTCCAGCTATTTTTGAAACAGAGCCAGCAGAACAAGCTGAATTAGATATATATTATGAAATTTCGGACTCAATACCTATTTCACAGTACAACAACCAGCACTTAAGTCCTTGGTTTAATTGTTATTCTTTCGGAAACGGTGTAGAATCCAACAGAATTAGAGATGATTTTAATGCTCCTTATATAAAAACAGGTACTAAAGCTAATGCTGTGTTAGACAAAGCCTACGAAGAAGAGCAGTTAAAAAACAACCTTATATTCTCTGGTATATTTAATTCAACTTCAGGCTTAAACGAACTAAATCAATTTATACAAGGTGAAGCAATTACTAAAACCTTAGATCCTCAAAGTGGACCTATACAAAAGCTGTTTGCAAGAGAAACTGATTTATTAGTTTTTTGTGAAGATAAAGTTGTAAAAGTTTTAGCTGATAAAGACGCTATATTTAACGCTAATGGCAACACGCAATTAACAGCATCGAATAGAGTTTTAGGTCAAGCTATGATACCTTCTAGTTTTGGCATGTTCGGAATTGGCAAAAACCCAGAGTCTTTTGCTCAATACGCTTATAGGGTATACTTTACAGATAAAGCTAAAGGAAAAGTACTTAGGCTTTCAACAGACGGTGTTACTATTATTAGTAATTATGGAATGGATGATTTTTTCCAAGATAATCTACCTTTAAATAGCAACGTTTTTGGTTTTTACGACACCGACACAGGGACCTACAATGTATCTTTAAGTTCTTTAGATTCTGAATGGTCTGCTAAAGTAGGTAGCAAAACTACAATATCTTTTAATGAAGATTTAAACGGTTGGTCTAGTAGAAAATCGTATACGCCAGAAAACGGTATATCACTTAACACTAAGCTTTATACTTTTAATAATGGGTTAATTTATGAGCATGGTAAAAATACTTTGTATAACAACTTCTACGGAGTTCAATATAACAGCTCTATAACATTACTTTCTAATTCAGATTTTAATTCCGTAAAAGGCTTTAAAACGATTAACTACACAGGTACCGCTCCTCGAAAGAATGTGTATAGCATTGCGAGTAGTCCTTACACTGGTGTTAATTATTCTTTTAACGAAATTCAAGCTATAAAATCTAACGGAGGACCAGCTCCTACCAGTGTGGTTTCTACAAAAGGATGGTTTGTTGAAAGTACTAAAACTAATTTACAAATAGGTAACGTACCTGAATTTATAGACAAAGAGGGTAAATATTTTAATAATATAAAAGGAGAAGCTACTACTATATCAAACATTAATACAAGCGAGTTTTCTGTTCAAGGTATTGGTAAACCAACTTCCATAACAGGAGATATAACACCTAGCGTATTTAACGTTAGAGTATTTGTTGATCCTTCTTGTTTTACAAATCCTTAATAACAACAATAGCAATATGAGTACAGTAATTGATAATTTTACAGTAACTGAAGTAAACCACGCTGTTTCTTCTGGGGGAAGTATTCCTTCTACTGTTTTAACATTAACTCCTTTAGAGGGGTATGTTATAACTGCTGCAGATTTTTCCGCAACAATAGCATCGCCGTTACAATCTGTTGTTTTTTCACAGGACGGAGAAAACGTTTTAATGACTATAGTGTTTATTTCTGGATATACTATTACCAGCGATCTTTCTGTCCCTATATGTATATCTGGACAATCCACGGAAGTAATTGTTAGCTTATCAGTAAACTACGCTGAGACTCTTTCGAATGCAACGTCCTCTGTATCACCTGGCTTAATAACTAAAACTGGAAACTACAATTCTACTACTACAGTTTTTACAAGTAATGTTGCTGCGGATTCTAATAACTATTTTTTAAACGAGCCAACATGCAATATAACTACTGGTATAATTAGTAATTATAATATAGCTACCAATAAAACATATAATGCTAATAATTTACTAACAAATATTTCTTTTACCACACAATATACATTTCCTAATGTTAATGTATCAAACGATTTAATAACTGTAAACGCTGCTGCTATAGCATTACCAGATACTGTTAGTGCGAATGTGAGAAGTTACGATTTCTTAAACAGTATATTTAGCTCCAATGGAGAAACTAGAAGGTTTACAGCTTACGGTGGCTTTGGAGCGGATTGGAACTTAATTGTTAACGACGGTACTTCAAATATAATTGACCACGATAGTGTTATAACTTCATCAGGGTCAAGCTTTTTTGATGTAGTTATACCTTCCGGATCAGGATTATCATATACTTTTACCTTGAGAGAGGATTTAATTACCCCTTTTCCACAGCCACTCACATGGGTAATAGCTCAAGGTTCCGTAAACACTACTCCAACAGCAATAAGTAAAACTTACCAAGTACCACAAAGTCAAAGTACAACAATACAATTAACCGGATCAGATCCATTTAATTTGCCTTTAACATATATAATAACCTCCCTTCCGGCTGGAGGCTCTGTATTAAAAACTACAGGCGGAACTGCTATTGTTGTTAACGATACTGTAGCAGGGGGAAGCTTGTTGTTTGACGCTACTACAGCAAGTAATACTAGCTTTGGATTTAAAGTAAACAATGGAACAACAGATAGTTCTATAGCTACAGCTAGTGTGCAAATATCTGCTCCAACAACCCCTACTTTATATAGAATGTCAAATTCTACATCTTCAGCTATATATGCTTGTAACATATCTACTTACCCTTTAAGTGTATTTGCTAATAATAATACATTTGTACTAAATAGTATTGTATACCAAAATTCAAGCCTTAGCACTACTTTTACAGGGGATTCAAGTTGGTATAAATTAAATAAAGACGGAGGCACACCTATCCGTATAGATTCTAGCGGTAAGATTTTGCAAGTTGGAACATCGTGTACACCAACATAGCTTCTTAAAAAAATAAATATATGGGATCAATAACAATAAATTTTGCAAATAAAATTCAAACTTCTGTTCAAATAGGAGATACCGCTTACTACACTAACGACCTCAATGGAGAGAGTATAGTGCAAATAGGAGCTATAACAGCATTGACTGGAACATCTATAACAGCAGAAATACCAAATGAAGTAGTAAGACCTACAAATAGTTCTTTTATTTTGTTTAGTAAAACAAACGCAGCAAATACTGGATCTTTAAAAGGCTATTTCTTAGAAACTAAAATGGAAAATGATTCTACGGGTAAAGTCGAATTGTTTTCTGTTGGTACTGAGGTGTTTGAAAGCAGTAAATAACACGTAATAATAAACTATAAAAACTTAATAAAATGGTAGGGAAAGTACTAGGCGGGTTAACCGGTATAGCTAGTGGTATTATCGGTAGCGGGAAAAGAAAAAGAGAACAAAGAGAAGCTCAAGCGGAATACGATAGAAATAAATCTAAGTTTGAAGGATTAGATACCTCCAATGTATATGCTAATATGGAGAACACAATGGAAGACTTGACTGTTAACCAAGATCAAGCTAGATTTCAAGCAGAACAAGCTAGCCAAGGAATAGCTAATGTTATGGGTGGAATGCAAGGAGCAGCTGGTGGATCTGGTATTGCGGCAATGGCTCAAGCGTTAGCAGGTCAACAACAGCAACAAACAAGACAAGCTTCTTTAGATATAGGTAGACAAGAACAAGCAAATCAAATGGCTGAAAGGCAACAAGCCGGAAAGCTACAGCTATATGAAGCAAAAGGTGAATTAATATCTAGGGATGCTGAAAATGAAAAAGCAAGTACAATGCTTGGGATGTCTCAGCAAAGATTAGGTGCAGCTAACGCAGCTAGGCAAGCAGCTACGAGCTCTATAGTAGGCGGTGTTGGTGGACTTGTAGGGGGTGCAATTGGAGGAGGAGTTCTTGGAGAAGGGTTTAAAAAGTTTACAGACAAGATTGGAGAAAACGCTGTGGCTTTTGGAAAAAACGCTGTGGTTTAATAAAAATATATTAATAATATGAATAAAGGATTAATAGCAGGAGAGGCTAAGCTTGGTCAAAGCAATCAACAGAACTGGGCGCAAAGCTTTCAAGAAGGTTTAAGTTCAGGTTTGCAAGCTGGAGCTATTACTAAAGCAAGGAATATAGCGGAAAAAAAAGCTATTAACAACAAGGTAGGAACTTATATTAATAGGTTAAATTCTGATATTGATTTAACTGAGTTAACATCATCTCAGCAAAATGCAGTTTCAAATTACTTAGTTGAGAATAGAAATAAATACGCAGGCTATGCTTCAGAAATAGCTAAAATAGAAGATCCGTCAGACTCTAGATACCTTGATCTTGTAAGTAAAATGAACGGTGTCCAAAGGTCTTTTGGTAATTTAGCATCACAAATTAAAGGTTTTAAGGAGGATAAAATATCATACTTAAAAGATTTTGATAATAAACGAATATCAGACGGTAATGACATAGGATCTTTAAATGAAGCTGCTAATCTGTATACTGATGAAGGAGAAATGGGAGTTGGCCCAGGGGGGCAAGTTGTTTTTTGGAACGGTAACAAAAATGAATATGAAAACTACAGCTCTATACAAAAACCTTTTCTAAAAGATTTTAAAGCAGCTGATAATTTATTAAAATTAAACGAATCTGTATATACAGCAGGGCAATCTTTAAGTGGTGCTCGAAGAGGTATGTTGCGCAATAAGTTAAAAAACATGATAAACTCCGGAGGTAGAGACACTTTACTTTCCTTAGCTTCTGATGATTTTCTTATTGAAGGCGGATTAAACTTACAAGATCCATCTATTTTTGAACCAGGCAATGAAGATTTACTTTCAGCAAAAGTATTAGATAGCTATATGGACGCTTTGTCTGATACAGCCGCTCAAGGAGCTGCGGATAAAAGACCAGCTACAAAAGGAGGGTCTAGTGGTTTTACAGGTGCTTTAAACGACGAAATAAGATTAGCTGAACCTGTTGTTGCTAGGGACGCTGTTAATTTTGCTTCTATAGCAAATATTAAAGCAACTAGCGAACAAACAGAACAAAAAACACAAGCTATAATTCAGGCTATAAATAATATAGACCCTACTTCTAATGAAAGACCTTATATATCCAGAGGTCAAATGTTTGATTATTTTGTAGAAGCAGATGATTATGATAGTAGAGAAGAAGCTGTTTCTCAATTTAAGAAAAAATACGGTAACACTCAAATATTTAAGTTTAATCCAACATATACGGGTGAATCTAGGCCGTTATCTGTCAATGTAAATGATCCTAGAGAATTATACGATCTTTATATACAAAGCTCAGACTTGTCAGGCAAGGCAGCAAATTACTTCAGAGGTCAATTCGACAACTACACTAAGTCTACAAAATCAAACAAATCTAATAATAACAAAAACTCTTCTGCTAAAGGAGGTTCATTAGACAATCTTTAATTAAATGGAAAAATTATTCAAATCACTTTCTGAACAGGGTAAATACACTAAATCTTTTGAAGACTTTCAAACACAGTTTGGATCTAAGGAAGGACAGGAAAAACTATACGGAGCATTAGAAAGCACAGGTGACTACACTAAATCTTTCGAAGACTTTAGCGGCCAATTCTTTAGCAGCGATGTAGCAAAGACAAACGACTCTGCAAGTGCGGATCCAGCTGTGGAGTCAAATCAAAACAGTATGGATTCAGCATCGGAAAATGGTTCATCGGGTTTTCTAAGTAAAGCTGTAAGTGTGCTTAAAAAAATGTCGCCGGTTTATGATATGATAGAAGCTGGAATTGATGGTGTTGTAGACTCAACAAAAGCTATAAAAGATTCAGAATCTAATGAAGCAGCACCTGACAATCCAAGCAAGACGTACTCTATAGTAAGAGGTGTAAAAGAAAACCCTAAGGGGTTTTTTGGAAATGCAATTGAGGGGATACCTGGAGCAGTAAATACTGTTGCAAAAATATTAGTAGACGATTTAATTGTTGACGGTAGAGAAACATTGCTTACTCTTGGAATGGAAGGATATAACTACTTAGATAAAGGTAGATCAGCTACCCCAGAAGAGAAAGAAATTATAGCAGCATCAGCTAAAGCTACTAATACATACCTAGACAACATAATTGCTATTACAGCTCCTCAGCTTACAAGAAAAGGAGTAAGTAAAATTACTGAAAAACTAAACGAGCACATAACTGTTCACGATAATACTATTTCAGAAGAAATATTAAAGGGAAGTAAAGCAGATTGGGGAGAAGTTGGAGGTAGAATATTCGCGGGGGCTTTAACTAGCTCGCCTTATACTTTAGCTGCTTTAAATCCTTACACAGCTGCTGCTTTAGGTTTTGCCATATCAAACGATAAGTTTGTAGAGGAATATGAAAAAAACCCAGACAAAGAATTATGGAAAATAACAGGTAACGCTGCTACTACTGGGGGAATTGAAATGATAGACTCTCTGATTAGCCGAAGAATGTTTAGAGCAAAAGGCCTTTTAAAGGGTAAAAACTTTAAAGGAAATGCAGAAAAAGCATTAAACGAAATGAACAAAGGTATCGGTAGAAAAATAATGGATGTGGTAGGCCTTGGGGGTAAAGAAAGTCTTACTGAAATGGGACAAAGTATAGCTACAAAAATAAACGATGAACTTTGGTTAGGAGACTCTAATAATATATCAGAAGTTTATGAAAATTCAAAAAGCAAAATAATGGAAGATGCTTTTGAAATCATAGATGAGGGTATAATAGGCGGTTTTTCTGGGGGTGGAATTGCTGGTATTGCTTCAGCTACTCGAGGTAATGCTACTTTAAAAGCTAGAGCTGAGTTTTTGTTAATGCCTGCTAGCGAAAGAAAGACTCAAAAAGAATTATTCAAAAAAATTGTAGAAAAAAACAATCAAATAAAATTAGCTAAAGAAGGAGGTAATCAAAAGAAAGCGGACGTTTTACAAGGTTTAAATAATGATTTAAAGAAAAAACTCCAAACCATCTCTATTAAAAACCAAATGGTCTTGGATAACCTTCAAGGCAAGGATTTAATGGATTACGCAAAAAACGTTGACAAAATAAATATTTTAAAAGAAGGTAAAAATGCTCAAGACGTAAAAAACGATATAAACAATTTAATAAATGAAAATCAAACTATTTTTGATAAGGTTTTAAAAGAAAACTTTGGAGATAATATGGCATTCACTAAAGCCGCAGCTGCTAAATTAAACATCAGTGAAGGTCTTCAGATACTTAATAGCGATTCCTCTTATGAACAAGCTATTGCTAATAGCCTTGGTTTTAAAACTTTTGAAGAGTATATTGATGCTGTATATGCAAAAAGAGTGAAGCAGACGCCTACCGTAACAAGAGGTGACGTAGAAAGAAGTTTGAAAGGATCCAACGGAGTTTTTATAGGTAAAGGGGGCATATTAATAAATTCCAAGCAATCAAAAAAATTAGGGGCTATAGGTGTTGGTAGTCACGAAGTACTCCACTCTATATTAAGCGCTTTAGTAGGTAATGCAAAAGCTCAAAAAAGCGTAGTGCAAGGTTTCGAAAAAGAGTTAAGCAAGGAGCAAGCTGTTTGGGTAAAGCAAGAGCTTAAAAAACAAGGTAAAGTAGAAGGAACTCAGGAATATTATAACGAGTATATTACTGTTTTTTCTGAAGGCTTAGTTAAAAATCGTATAAATTTTGAAAGAAATTCTTTTGGTAAAATAAAAGATTGGGTAACCAAAACATTTATTAACAAAGGTTTTGACAACATAGACTTTGTAAGCGGAAGAGGTGTTTATAATTTTATGAAATCTTATTCTGAAAGTGTAAAATCAGGTAATCTTTCTGAAAAAACAACAGAAGCCATAGCTAAAAGAGAAAAAGAAACAGGGGTAAAAGTTTCCGAAGCAGAAGCGGTAAGTAATGAAGAGCAGTTCTCTAAAACTATAACTGAAGCAGAGGCAGCTTTAGACGCAGCTATGGATGCAGACCCTGATAATCCCAGTTATTTGGATAACATCGATAAAGCTGAAAGAGAATTAGATGAGGCTGAAGCGGCAGCAAAAGCTCCACCAGCAGTTGTACCTGAGATTAAAAAAGAAGTTAAACCTAAAGAAAAAATTGCAAGACCTGAAAAACCTACAAGAACCACAGACTTAGGACCTAGAGATCCTATATCTAAAAAAATAATGTCTACTTACAATGAAGACATGGAAGGTGTTGATAGACCTGAATATAAAGCTAATAAACCACTACCAGCTTCTTTAGAAAGAAAATTAATACCTTTATTTGAAGGTTATATTAATACTATTGTACAACAAAAGTTTAAACAAGCAAGCCCTGAAGCTCTAGAATTTCAAGACGCTTTGTCTATACTAAGAGCTGAGGTAAGTAATGCTATACGTACATTTAATCCTGCTAAAAACAAAGATTTAGCTGGTTATGTAAAGAAAATAGTTCAGACTAGACAGTCTTTAATGTTTAAAGATGCTAATCAAGAGTTTACATCAGATATAGAAGGAGACGCGGCTAAAGGAGTTGTTGCTACGGAAGATGAGGTAAGTGTAGATAGAAGCGGTGCTGTAGAAAGAGGTCAAGCTACTTTTGATCAATTAGAAGTAGTTGACGATGCTTTACTCGAAGATATATCCAAAGAGTTGGAAAAAGAAATAAGAGTAAGAACACAAAAAGGTACCTTATCAGAATCTCGTAAGGTCACTCAAAAAGTAAAAGGTAAATCATACGAAACCTTAGTGCCTTGGATTGAAGACTACGTGGAAAAAACATTGTTTAAAAAATTAAGCAAAAAGTTAGGTGCTGTGGGTCAAACAAAAGATAAGGTTACTGGAGAGCAGAAAACTCGTATACCAGGCCCATACATAGACTTTTTAAACGATAAAAATACTTTTGATATAATTACTAAAGCTTTACCTATTAAAGTGCTTAAAAGTAACTATAGCAAATTATTCAAAGTAACTAAAATAGGTAGAGAAAAGACAGCAGAAGGTAATCCTATATTCAGGGTAGAGCCTACAACACCAAAAGCTTTTTTACAATACTTTTTAGATGGTAACTACGGGACGCTTTTAGCTAGACAAAAACAGTTGTTTAGGGAGATACTCAGACCTGTAGCGAAAGAAGTTGTTGCTGATTACGCTACTGTAGAAAATATTTCTGAACTTAAATCTATACAAGAGCTTGCTCCTGAAACATCTATAGATATAGCTAATACTATAGCTTTAGAAGCTCAGCTAAATAACTTAGAATCTATTTTAGATAAGTATAAAGACGAACAAGCTAGCTTTGATGTAATTCAGTTTAGCAAAGGGCTTAAAGAAGCTTTTGGATTAGATAAAGATCAAGTAGATTTTACTAGCAAAGACCAAATAAAGTCCGGTAGAGCTGGGCTTGTTAAATTATTTAGGAGTTTTAAAAAAGAAGGTTTTTCTGCTGAAATGGTTGCTAATATGTTTATAGGAACCGCTAGAGGAAGCTACGGTCTTTTAGGTAAAAAATATGTTACAATAAAAAACGGAAACTTATTAAAAGTTTACGATTTAGAAACAAAAAAATGGAGAACTAATAGATTTCTATTAACAGGAACTACTGATTTTTTTAATTTACTAAAAAAAGTATATAATAATGTTGACTACAAAAAAGGTAGAACTAAATTTGAACAAGACGGGAAAGAAATTGAACTAAATAAAGTACCTTCTCAAAGCCCTAAAGGTTTTGTAAATGGTTCTATGTTTTCTGGAGGTGAAGTCGCGTCTAGATACTCAATCTTAGATAGAAAAGCTTATAGTCGAAAACAAAGATTAAATCTAAAAAACATAATAGAAGAATTGACTAAGGCTTATAACGATAAGTATTTAACCGATAACCAAGTAGCTATGATACTAGGTACGCTTGCTTCTTCTACTAACGGGTTAATCAGAACGGCTGCAATGTTAACAGGCTATTCAAAGCAATTGTTAAAAAATACTTTAATGATAGATGATAGTTTTAGGTTTGAGCACTCTCAAGCGGCGTCATTTACAGTAACTCAATTAGCTAAATTAATAACTGACAAAAATTACCCTCATACTTTTGATCAAATAATGGAAGGTTTTAATGTTTTTATTATTCCTAAAGCATACGATACCGCAATAGGTAGCGTACCTAGCTTTATTTCAAAAGGACCGGTAGACTCTAAAGGTTATATGATACTAAGCACTCCTGAATACGTAGCTAGATACCAAGATCCTAGAGCTGTAAAAGCTATTGAAGAAGCAGGTTTACCTCCTTTGGATTTAATATTATTCTCTAAAAGCGAAGGGTCTAGCGTTGATATTTACCACGGTGGAAATATACAAAAAACAGGTGACATAAACGGTATAGTTTATTTTTCAGAAGATAAAGCTCAAGCTGCAGAATATGCTAAAGGTAATTACGGAGAAGTTAAAAACTTTGTGATAAAAGCAGAAAACGTTGTTTCAGAAGAAAAAGTATTTGAAGTAATAGAAAAGTTAGGTATTCAACCAAAAACAAAAGGTTATAAAGTAGATGAACTTCATTTATACGAATTAATTGACCCGAGATTTGAGCAAGAATCCTTTTCTAAAAAAGATTTAGCTAAATTAACTAAAGCTCTTAAAAAGAAAGGTATAAAGGCTTCTAAATTCACTGACACTGATTTACAAACAGGTGAGTATACTAGTAATATAGTAGTATTTGATAAGTCTGTAATTCAAGAATCTGATATTCAGTTTTCTAAAGGAATGAACGAAGTGTTCAATGACATGATTGAAGGCGCTACTGGAATTGAAACTTATAAAAGATTTTCTAAAGCTAAAGGTAAGGTAAGAGGTAGAAATAAAGGTAGATTCAAATTCTTTATTCCACCTTCAGCTGATGATTTTGCTGGGTTACTATATAGATTATTAGGTAAAAAAGAACAAGGAAATCTTGACTCAGCTTGGTTCAAAGAAAAACTTTTTGATCCTTTTGCTAAAGGCATTAGAGACTTTGAAGCTTATAAACAAAGAGCAACTAAAATTGTAGCCAAGCTAAAAAAAGATATAAAAAATATACCTTCAGGTTTATCTAAAATTAATGAAACAGGGTTTACAAATGAACAAGCTGTTAGAGTGTACCTGTGGGTTAAGAACGGTCACGACATAGACGGATTAACCGCTACTGATCAAAAGGAGTTAATAAAAATAGTTAATGACAACCCTGCTTTAAAAAGATTTGCAGAGGAAGTTGATATTGCTTTACAAGGTTACCCAGAGCCTAGTAAAGAATGGCTCGCGGGCACTATAACTACAGATGCTATAAACATGGTTAACACCGCTAAAAGAGCAGAGTTCCTTAAAGAATGGCAAGCTAATGCTGATTTAATATTTTCAGAGCAAAATCTAAATAAACTTAGAGCTGCTTATGGAGACAATTATGTTGAAGCCTTACAAGATATGTTATACCGAATGAAGACTGGTAGAAACAGACCTTCCGGAGCTAACAAGCTTACTAATAAGTTTATGAATTGGGTAAATGATTCCGTAGGAACTATCATGTTTTTTAATACAAGATCCGCTTTACTTCAAACATTGTCTATAGCTAACTTTATTAATTGGGGAGATAACAATCCAGCTAAAGCAGCAATGGCTTTTGCAAATCAAAAACAATTTTGGGCTGATTTTACAATGCTATTTAATTCAGATTTCTTAAAGCAAAGAAGATCCGGATTAAAAACAGACGTCAACGCTGATGATATTGCAAGTGCTGCTGAAACCTCTACTAATAAAGCAAAAGCAGTTTTAGCTTCGTTATTAAAAATGGGATTCTTACCTACGCAAATGGCAGATAGTTTCGCTATTGCAATGGGTGGTGCTTCATTTATAAGAAACAGGATCAACGCTCTTAAGAAAGAAGGCATGACCGAAGCAGAAGCTACGGATAAAGCGTTCTTAGATTTTCAAGAGATAGCAGAAGAGACACAACAGTCTTCAAGACCAGATAGAATATCTCAACAACAAGCTAGTCCATTAGGTCGTATTATATTAGCATTTGCGAATACCCCTATGCAATATATGAGATTAACTAAAAAAGCTTTCTTGGATCTTAAAAACGGACGTGGAGATAAAAGAACTAATATATCAAAGATAGCTTATTATATGTTTGTACAAAACATAATATTCTCCGCTCTACAAACAGCTTTATTTTCAGCCTTGTTTGACGACGATGAAGAAGAGCTTGATAATAAAGAAATAAGAATAGCTAACTCAATGCTTGACAGTATTCTTAGAGGAGTTGGAGTCTATGGCGCAATTGCATCTACAGGTAAAAACATATACTTAGAAATAGATAGGCAGTCTAAAAAACCTAAACCAGATTTTACTCAAGCAGCTATTAGATCTTTAGATCTATCACCACCTATATCTGCAAAGATTAGAAAACTTATGAGCGCAGGTAGGGCTTTTAGCTTTAAAACTACAAGAGAAAAAATGGTAGGGTTTAACTTAGACAATCCAGCTATATATGCAGGAGGTCAAGTTGTTTCTGCATTGACAAACATACCTTTAGATAGGGTTATTAAAAAAGCCGATAACTTAAGAACAGCAGTTGATAATGACACTAAGTTTTGGCAATCTGTAGCGCTTGCTTTAGGTTATAGTAAGTGGGATTTAGGGCTGGTAGAAACATCTAAGACTAAAGGTAAAAAAAGTAAATTTGGAGTACCAAGTAGCTGGAAACGACCGGCTAAAAAAAGAAAATTCAAAAGAGGAGAATAGTATGAACACAAGTGGATTAAGACTTTACATTATAAACGGTAGCGCGGTCGGTGTAGTTAATTTTTCTCAAATAGAAGATTGGCTAAAAATAATATTATTAATAGTTACTATAGGGTATACTGTAGCTAAGTGGTCAAAAATAAAAGACGAAGAAAATGAGTAAATATTTTAAAGACAAAGAAGAGAATATGAATGTAGATTTTCTTGCTAAATTAGATGAGGCAAGAGAATACGCTAATATACCTTTTATAATTAATTCTGCTTACAGAGGTCCAGAACACCCTTTATCAATTAAAAACCCTTCATCAAGTCATATAAAAGGGTTAGCGGTAGATATAGGCGCAAAGGATAGTAGAACACGTTTTTTAATAGTAGACGCTTTATTAGCGGTTGGATTCAGCCGTATAGGAATAGCAGATAGCTTTATCCATGTTGACTCCGACTTAGATAAATCACAAAACGTAATTTGGACATACTAAAAAATAAAAATATGAGAACAAAAGGAACAGGACCTCAAGGTTTAGGAGTTAAAGGCAACAATGGATATAAAATAGGATCAGAAGACGCTCCGTTGCAGAAAAAGTTTGAGCCACATAAAATGTATAAAGAAGATAAAGTTGAGACTGCTGAAACTAATAAGGAACATTTGTCCTTAAAAGATAAAGGTTATGATCATAAGTCGCCTGTTAAGAAAAAAGACGCTTGCTATTCAAAAGTAAAAAGCAGATATAAAAAATGGCCTTCAGCATACGCTAGTGGAGCTTTGGTTAAATGTAGAAAAGTAGGTGCTGCTAACTGGGGAAATAAATCTAAGTAATATGGCTTATCAAAATAATACTCCATTTAAAAATTTAAATCGCTGGTTTAAAGAAAAATGGGAAACACCTAGTGGTAAGAAAGATTATGATGGGGGAGAAAATACCTTTAGGCCTACAAGAAAAGTAAGCAGCAAAACTCCAAAAACCTGGAGTGAAGTTACACCAGCTTCTAAAGCTAAAGCTCAAAAAGAAAAAAATACTAAGGGTAGAGTTACTAAATATTAAAAATAAAAAACGCCGATAATTAATTTTACCGGCGTTTTTAATTGGTATGTATAGCATATTAGCCATCACAAGCTAAACAATCTTCATTCATTGCGTTAGCTGCAATATCTCCACGTAAAACACTTTCAGTTCTAGTGTAATATAAAGTCTTAACACCTTTCTTCCAAGCATCGAAATGAACTTTGTTTAACCACTTTGGAGTAGCTTCAGATGGGAAAGCTAGGTTTAAGCTTACAGCTTGATCTATGTATTGTTGACGTATTCCAGCCTGATTAACTAGCTCTAATTGATTGATCTCCTTAAACGTCTTAAAAACATCTTTAATTAGCACGTCCATACCATTTAATAAACCATCTAGCTCCTTAACGTCTTGCACTGATCCTCCGTCGCTTAATATTTTGTTCCAAACATTAGAATTATTTAAGTTTAATTCTTCTAAAACTTTTTCAAGCGTAGGGTTTTTCCTAATAAAAGTACCATTAGCTCCTTGCTCTGTAAATACATTAGCAGCCCAAGGTTCTATTCCTGGTGAGACGTTCCCGCTAAGCTTACTATTAGATACAGTGGGAGCAACAGCACGCAAATGAGTATTACGCATACCAGTACCAGCGCACCACAGAGGCTCGCCATAACTTTCAGCAAGAGCCATAGAAGCCCTTTCGCTCTCGATTTTAATTTGCGAAAATATTTTCCTAGTCGCGAACTGAGAAAGTAAACCTTCGAAAGGAATACCTCTGTCTTGGAGGTACGTATGCCATCCGAGGACTCCCAGACCCAAAGCCCGTCCTTTTTGCGCGGACCTAATACTATTCTCAAATCCCCGTAAACCTTTTGCTCTCTGAATAAATTCTTCCATAACTCCATCAAGAAAGTAAATAGAGTCATATATAAGGTTAGTGTCTTTCCATTCTTCATACTTTGCTAAATTTAATGATGATAAACAACATACAAAACTGTGTGTTTCATCAGTGTGTAATGCTATTTCACTGCATATGTTAGTCATATGTACCTTTAATCCATTTTCTTTATATGCTTGTGGATTTGCTTTGTTAACATTTCCTTTAAACATAATATACGGCTCTCCAGTTGCTTTTCGTTTTCTAAGAAGTTTACTCCATCTATTTCTAGAGTCCTTATCTCCTTGTTCAAGTTTACGCATGAACTTATCACCAATAACTGCGCACTGATGTAGATTAAGCGACTGTCTGTTAACATCTCCTTTAGGTTCTCTGATCTCCAGCCACTCTTCAAAATCTTCGTGTTCAATATTGATATTAACTGAGGCAGCGCCACGTCTAACTGATCCCTGATTGGTAGCAAGGATTGTGCTATCATAAATTTTGCAAAAGGGTACCACTCCGTCTGATGTTCCATTACCTGTAATTTTAGCGCCGGCAGGTCTAATTTGATTAATACCAATGCCAACTCCACCGCCGTGCTTAGCGAGTAGCATCATTTCTAAATTCTTTTGTCCGATATCCTGTATGCTATCAGCGACATCAATACCGAAACAGCTAATAGGTAAGCCGCGATCAGTCCCTGTGTTACTAAGAACCGGGCTAGCAAGACAAAGCCAACCGTTCCAAATATAATTAAAAAAAGTTTCGGCCATTTCCGGTTTATCCAATCGCCTAGCAACTGCATTAGCGACCCTATAGTATGCTTCTTTAGGCGTTTCTCCGTTATATAAATATCCCCCGGATATTGTCTTCTTGTATACGTCTGTATCACCCCACGTAGGGTAATCTTCTCCTTTAATCCATTCATTGTTCCACATTTATAATAAGTGATTTATCCAGGCAATAAGCCCGTTAATATTTAATACTACTAAATTCCATTGTTTTCTAGAAGCTGTTTGTACTACTACTAGTATAAAACCTGCTATATATAGCTCAGGAGTGATGGTCCATTGAGCAGCGATTAAAAAACCACTACCCATATAACCTATCCTACTCGAAAGCCTTTGTATTGGCGTCAGCTTTTTCTGTCTCACTAGATTCTGCAACCACTTTTTCTTTAAGTTTTTCGATAGCTTGCTCATAGCTTTCCATATTTTTAATTGTTTCTAATGTACCTATTGATAGGTCTTTTAAATAAGATAATTCATTTATCATTTGCTGAATAACATTAGTTGTTGCAGCCATACGTTTTTCTAAATTATCTACTCTACTTTGTTTCTGTCCGTTCATATAATTGTTTCTCTATTTGTTTTTGTGTTAAATCTATTTTTAAATAATTACCAGATGTCCTCAAAATCCTCTCCCTCACCAGCTTTCGAATAATCCGTTGGCCTAAGTGCGAAAAAATCAGTATGAGTGACCCCCCCGGTAAGATGATAGAACCAATCAAGATTAGCTGCTGCTTTTTCGTCATAGGCAAAATAG